GACGCTGCCCGCAGAGGCGAGCTCAACCGACCTGACGTTCTGGATTTACAATGACGCGGACGGATCGGGGGAAGACCTGACCGTCAAGAACGATGCGCCTGCCGCTATCGTTACCCTGGCGCCGGGCATGGGCATGATGTTCACCTGCGACGGGACGGACTGGGCAGCGGTCGGAAACGATGGCCTGGCGTATGACGCTCAAGCCTCCACCATATCCACCACGTCTCCAGTGACCATCACCGAAGGCGGCGGCAGCGGGGCAACCCCGAACGTGTACGCTGACCAGTTGGTAGTGGACAAAAACAACGAAACGGGCGTGTCTATTCTGACGCCGAATAACAAATACGGTTATCTGGTGTTTGGGGACCCGGACGACGCGAGCATCGGCGGCGTTGCCTATAATCACAGTACCGACACTCTGTATTTAAGGGCCGGGGGCGGTAATGATGTTAACGTGGACAGTTCGGGAAACGTCAATGTCACAAGCGGAACTGTAGACGTGACCGGCGTCACTGACGGCAACATCCCCTACATGCAATCCACAGGCGCTGGGTTTGGGGATAGTCCACTAAGTACGGATGGAACTGATGTGACCAACAGTGGTGCGCTTAATCAGAATGATGTTCTAACAGTGTCTCCAGACGGCACCAATGAAACATTCCAGGTAAACGACGGAACTCTTGACTTCACGGACGGGAATGCAGGAACAACTGGCACCCTTACCGTGGATTCGAGTGGTAATTGGAGCTACAACAAAAACATCGTAAGCACAGGCAATGTAGCCGGAGCAACCTATGGGTCGGACAGCTCAATCTCTGACGCCGAACTGTTAACGCTTGATGACGGTGCTGTCACAGAAGTCCTTGTCGGTGGTGGGGCTGGAAGTGCTCCGGTGTGGACCACGGCAACAGGCACAGGTGCGCCTGCAAGAGCTGACAGTCCCACTTTCACTACCAAAATCACCACCCCCGAAGTCGAAACCTCCGAATTGACTAACATAGGATCTTCTGAATCTGTCGCCGATGAGTCCGAAATCACGCTGGCTACGGGAGTCTCGGGCTGGGGCTTTGCCCAGGCCGGTGACAACGAGGAGTGGATGCAGTTTTCGTTTACGGCTGCGGGGGTCGTGACAGTGATTGCCAACAGCGCTAATGCCGTCAACACAGATACGGACGGAAACCTATGCGTGTATGATGCAGGCAGCGGCATCGCTATTAAAAACCGTCTCGGTGCTTCCAAGACCATACGTTACACTGTCCACTATAGCAGTTAGGAGGAAACGATTATGAAAGGATATCCGAAACATATCAACACAAAACAGGATTTTGACAATCTGCTGGCAGATAAGCGGTTTAAGGGCCGGGCGCTGGTTGCCCTGAAACGGTTGCAGGCACAGGCTGCGACCGAGGCGAAAGTGATTCAGGTTGTCTCTGGATCGGAAGAGGAAGGCAATCTTGTGACAAAGGAGATCGACAACCCCAATCCTCGATGGCAATGGCTGGGGTTCAAGGACAAAAACGAGCTGGACACCCTTGTGACCGCGAAGGAGGTGGAAATAGATGGCAAATAGACTCATCACACAAGTAGAGAGCGAGGCGGGTTTGTTGGGTGCCGTAGTTGCGAATATGCTGCTCAACAAGCTGGACCGGATCATTGAGTATAAAGATGACGACGAAGTCACGGTAAAGGGAAGCAACCGCATCCCCTTGGAGATCAACGATAAGTGGTTTTTCCTGGACACAGATGTGGATCTGAGCACGGCTGCTGACATGGACACAGGGTCCGTGGCCGCAGGGACTGATTACTACGTCTACGCCTGCGACAACTCCGGGACTCTGGTTTTTCTGATATCAGCGGCCAGCACATACCCCAGTGGGTATAACGCCAACACGTCTCGCAAACTCGGCGGCTTCCACACGCTATGCGCGGCAGTGGATCACGAAACCGATTTGACTGCCTGGGCTGCTGACACCGTTATCGCAGTTGGCGAAACCCGCAAGGCAACGTCATGGGACGGGTACATGTATCGGTGTACTGCTGTAGCCGGAGACGAAAAAACCCATGCCGCTACCGAGCCGACTTGGAGCGGGATATCGGTCGGTGAGACGATTGTTGACGATCAGGTAACATGGATTAAAGAGGAGCACGCCCTCGAAGGGGCCGCCGCCGCCGACATCTTGGAGCAGTCCGTGTGGGACCTGAAGCACAGGGCCAAATGCGGCAACAATGCGGGCATGGTGTACGACAGTGGCACGGGGCTCTGGGTGGACATCTATCTGGCGTCCGGCACCGGCGCGTCCACAGTGTCAGCCAACGGCGGGACCATCTCCGACACCAGAAACTGGATGGATTTTGTCGATGATGGCGCCGCCGTTAATAAGCGACTGCTGAGAGACCCCGAATTTCAGTCCATCGCCGCCGGATCAAATGAGGAAACCAACATCACCGGATCTGCCGACCCGGTTACTACCGGGGGCCATAGCGACACAGCGGGGCGCAGAATGGTGTCTGACATCGGGTGCGAGGATTGTTGCGGGGCCATGTACCAATGGCTGTCAGACCAATCATGGCGTCTCGATGGAGCAGACCTGGCCGCATGTCAAACCTGGGCATGGCGAGACCTGGATGGTGGCAAGGGCAGTCTATATGCCCAGGGCACTTATGGGGATGTGCGGCTGCTGGCGGGCGGTATTTGGTCTCTTGGGACGAATTGCGGGTCCCGGTGTCGTCATGCGAGTTGCTATCGCTGGAATGCGTGTACGTATCTCGGCTCTCGGTTCGCGTCGGAGCCGTTATAAGTAACACGTAAAACGTCCGCGCCGTAGGCGCGGGTAGGAGGCTGACAGGTCATGCGGCTGCTGGCAGGCGGTAATTGGAATAATGGGACGAATTGCAGGTCCCAGTGTCGTAATGCGAATAACTATCGCTGGAATACGAATACGAATATCGGCTCTCGGTTCGCGTCGGATACAGGGTTGATCGATGAGTGACACTCCTGGCTGGACTTGCCGGCCTTGTTTCGGGAGACCGGAGCAAAATACAAAGCGGAGGGCTTTAGGGAGTTAGTAGGCGTATGCCGAAAGCTCCCTTGGCCAAACTCGACAATGAAAAGACACGGGAACCTTTGGCCACGTATTATCGATATCCACAACTTGGTTTCGGCATACAAGGCCGCCCGAAAAGGCAAAACGTGGCAGGATACCATCAAGCGGTTTGATGCAGACTTTGATAAAAACCTGTTTAACATCCAGGAACAGTTAACATCGAAGCGGTTTCACACTGCTTTGTATAAAACAAAGACGATTCATGAACCAAAAAAACGAACCATTTACATCCTCCCATTCAACCCGGATCGCATTGTGCAACATGCACTCATGCAAGTCGTTGAGCCAATCTGGGACAATCTGTTTATACACGATTCATATGCCTGCCGAACGGGCAAGGGGATTCATGCCGGAAGCCTGAAGACGATGGAGTACGTCCGCAAATACAAGTTTTGCCTGAAAATGGACATCTCAAAGTTCTACCCGTCCGTGGACCACGATATTTTGTTTCGGATCGTCAGGCAAAAGATCAAATGTCCCGACACGTTATGGTTGATTAAAGACATCATCTATTCTTTTCCGGGAGGCAAAAACGTGCCGATTGGCAACTACACCAGCCAGTGGTTCGGGAATTTATACATGAACGAGCTGGACACGTTCTTGAAACATCGGCGTGGCATAAGAGCTTATATTCGGTATTGCGATGATTTTTGCGTGTTCCATGACAACAAAACATTTTTAAACGAATTGGCGTGCGCGATAAGAGATTTTTTGTGGGACCGATTAAAACTAACCTTCAGTAAATGCGACCTATTCCCGGTATGTCGCGGCGTTGATTTTTTAGGATACCGCCATTTTCGAAAGTATATACTGGTTCGCAAAAGTACAGTCAAGAGGGTTAAGAAGCGGCTGAACGCGCTCCCATGGATGCTTGCAAGGGGCCGCGTTACGTTCGATCAAGCCCGCTCATCTATTGCGTCCACTAAGGGCTGGCTCAAGTGGGCCAATGCTCATAATTTGCGGATCAGCTTAAAACTGGAAAGCCTGGAGGCCCAATGTGGCGGATGAGAAAAAGCGTTTCTCGGATTTTGCCAGACGACATGCGCCCCTCGCTGGCGATAAAGTAAAAATGATTGATGTGCTTGATAAAGAGATAGAGGTTCTTTCGTATCGTGTAAACAGCAGTAGGTACAATGGACCCACGCAGTGCCTTCAACTTCAATTCAAGTTGGCTGACGCACTCTGCGTGTTATTTACAGGATCTCAAGTTCTCATAGAACAATGCGAGACCTACAAAGATGAAATTCCGTTTGCGACAGTCATTAAAAAGATAGATCGGTTTTTTAGTTTTACCTAGCACCCGACATTGAAAGGCAATCATGACAACCATCGAACCAGGCGACAATTTACGCATCCCGGACATATGCCCGGAGCATGCGCATATTGCGACGCAAATCGCACTCATTGAGGAAAAGCTGGACCGGAACACCAAGCTGACAGAAATGATTTTACTATGCCTGCAGGGCAACGGCAAAGAGGGCCTGGTGACAAGAGCCGCATTGAATAAATCGGCTATCAGCCGGGCATGGTGGTGGTTGGGAGCGCTTTCCGCGGCCATTCTCGGACTGGCGTGCTGGATACTTCGAACACGAGGTTTGTAATGGACCGGCCATTGTTAGAATATGATGACGAGGACCTCCTCATCGCCCTCGTTCGCGGTGAAGCAGAAGCCGAGAGCATCATCGGAAAAATTGCTGTTGCGTGTGTGGTGCAAAACCGGGTCAATGATCCGCGATGGCCGGGCGGGTGGAAGTCGGTCATCCTCCAGCCGAAGCAATTCAGTTGCTTTTTACCCGCTTATTTTAGGCCCGAAATCATGCAGCATAACTGGGCCAATATGTATTGGCGCGAATGCAAAGTCGCGGCATGGTGCGTCATGAATCACTATGTACGGGACGTGACGGGTGGGGCTAATTTGTATTGGAATCCTGATATCATAAAGAAACCGGACTGGGATTGGAGCAAGGTCACATTACTGAAACGCATCGGCGGACACCAGTTTGCGAGGGAATAATGTCAGGCAGTTTACATAGGGATCGAAGTGCAAGGATATGCTATTGCAGACTTGTGGCACGCGGGATTTAGGGCAACATCATGACATCTAAACAATACTATGCGCTACAAGAGATGATCGAGAATCTATTAGATATCGCAACCTTGAAGCCCATTAACTGGATGGATTTGGTGGCGCAAAACGCCAGGAATATCCGGGCGATTGCAGAAGACCTGCGGCCAACTGCCATCCCAGTTTGCACGTGCGGGTCAAAAAAAGTACCTGAGATTGTTGCACCAGTGCAGTATTTGCGGTGCCGGGATTGTGGGGGAAAAGTGGGGTTATGAAATCCCTCTGGAAAAAGTTTGATGAGCGCATGGGCCACCAGACCTACGGCTTCGCAATCGACATCCTGGGCCTCCCAAGGAAGTGGGTGCAAATGTGGAATTACAAGCGCAAGCAGAAAAAAGCATTGGATGCGAAAATTCAAGATGCTCGCAGGGCAGATGCGGAGTTCGCCCGATGGTTTGTCAATGAGAATAAAAACCTCAAACAGGAACAGATGATTGCGAAGTTGAAAGATGAGCTCAGATCGCGGCAGGGCATGGAGAAGGGCGCAGCAGGAACGCATGAAAG